CAGCATTATACCCACAGATTTATAGCCTTTAGTAGCAACATGATCATGAAGTGCATGAAAAAAATCAATTTCCTTTGATATAGTATGATCACCCGTCATGAGTTGGGTAAAATGTGTGGTAGAAAAATCATGAAGAGGTTCAAGATCAACAGTAAGATTCATTCGATGAGACGCTGGTTCATAACTATCATAGTTTTCCCATGTATTATTGCATACACGCTCGTAAATGTAGGTGTTTAAACTAGATGTGAACCTCTTTGTATAACCAAAATGTGCATATTTAGAGTATCTTTGTAGAGTATAGATCAATGGCGAGGTCGCTGCCCAACGCCAACCACCTATAAGTAGCATTTTTGGTTTCATTTACTCAAAAATTGGTGCCTTGGAGTGAAATTTTAACCATTATCACCCCCAAGGCGTTGTTCCAAACTCATCATACCACTCATTATAGTATTTTTCAAGGTATTTTCGACCAAATTTCAAGTCCTCATCACTTAAATCCTCTAAATCAGATCCCCACTGGTCACTTAAATTCCATTTTCTTTCAAGAACAGGTGTTTTTGTTCCCATTTCAGGATAATAGCAGTTAGGCCATAGTTTTTTGATGTCATATTGTAAAAAATTACTAAGTTTTGCTAAAGAATCGTTTTTTCCACCCCAAAGTTCCTCAGAAATGATAGGTAACGTACTAAAAACTGACTTATAGTACTTTATCCTCTTGACATATTCGCAATTTAAGTTATAATAACCCATCTTAAGATAACTTCTCCAATAATCTTTAGATGTCGGGTATTTTTCACGGATATTTTTGAATTTTTGGTAAACTGCAGACAATTCACTGTATAATCTCCGAACTGGATCTCTAAAAATTATTAAAACCTTGATATCAAAGTGTTTTTTGAGTTCTGGTGCAATTTCTTGTAAAAAACTAAGTGGTAAATTTGCATTACTGTTAGAAAAATCGGCAACATACTGAAATTCGTGTTTTACTCTCTGATAATGTCTAGTATAATATTTGATATAGGTTTCTAATGTTGGTTTGAAGAATAATTCATTAATTTCATCTACATTTTGGTGAAAAGCATATTTACACTGTCTTCCCCACTCTTCTGTAGAAACTGGACTCATAGAAGCTCTTATAACCTTCTCATAACTTGGTTCTCTCCACTCCCAAGCATCATCACTGTGTATATGATATAAAAGATGTTTTTCTTTTTGTAAACCGACATGAGCACACTTATTGAAGCACTGTAAAGTCATAAAAAGCGGACTTGTAGCACACCAACCAGTACCTGCACCAATTATAAGAGGAGTTTTTGTCATATAAAATTATATATACCAAAATCTGATATATATCATAGTCATGGTTGAAAAAATGAAAAAACTTTGGAATTGGATCAAAGGTGAGTATAAATTATGGAAATTGCGTCGCCAAGACCCATACATCTACGAGGATGATGATTAATTACTGGGCAATACCCAATATGGGTAAAATGCACTTGATGCAACTTATAGAAATCAATAAAAAGTCATATGTAAAAAATAAGTTCCCATATTTCTTTTATAAGCAGTCGCATGATCCAAATGACTACACTGTAAGAATAGAAAAATCTTATCTTGTAAGAAAAGGAAAAAATGAGGTAGAAACACCTGTAAAAACCAAAACAACGTTTGGTCAAGTATCAAAAGGTGTAATGTGTCCAGATGTACATGAATATTTACAGGTCGTAAATTCTTTATCGAAAAGTCCCGATGAAGATGAAATGTTAGGACTAAGAATCAAACTTACTTCAAATACCCTTGAAAAAGGGGGTGATTTGATGAAAAAGTACTTTGGAGGTGTGGAAGAAAGAAGACCTCCAGATTCTTTGATGAAAGATAAAGATCCTGTTGAAGTATTCTTTACTGACAAATATTTTTGCGATTTACTCAAGCATTTTCCAGTATCACCATCTAGAAATTATCTAAGTACATTTTTAGACCCATTTATGGAGAATAATACGAAATTGGTGGCACCTTTTTTGGATGAGTTGTTAGATGCTGATATAATCATTGAACCTTTTCATGTGATGGGAAGAAAAATGATAGGTAGTATGAATATGCATATGACAGATATAAGTGAACTTGAAGAGTATGTTTTGAAAAAGTATAGGAGAGGAAAAAATATTATTCCATATAAAGAAGATATAGTTGATTGTCTTGCCAGTAAATTGAAAAGATTCAGTAATAAACATATTTTACAAAGATTAGGCACGGAGAATGCTTCAGATATAGCAAAAGTCGATAAAAGCAAAATATGGAACTACTTTGATAATATTGTAAGAAATTTAAGAAGAATTGAATGGTATTTTCAAGAAAGGGGTTTGGAACCAATTTATTTTAATATGGATCGAGACGATTACAAAGAATTCTTTGGTTTTGATAATAATAGTCTGCCACGCACTGCTACACATCCTGGCGACTATCCCGAACGTGAACTTTATGAGCAATTGGCGAAAGATTATGTTATAATGAGAAAAATGAAAGATATGAGGAAACGGGGAAGAATATATGATTGGGTTTAGTGAGGGTTTTCATGATGCTGCTGTAGCAGTTGTCAACAATGGAAGAATTTGTTATGCAGCACACTCAGAAAGATATTCAAGAAGAAAACATGACAAGCACTTAGATGTCACTGCTGCTTCTACAGCGAAACTCTTATCGACAGATAGTAAGATAGCATTCTATGAAAGACCTTGGTTGAAAAGAACACGACAGTTCTTTGCAGGTCAGAAAGCATGGTATAGAGAGAGACATCTATCACTGAAACCTACTGAGTATCATAGTCACCATAAGTCACACGCTGCAGCAGCATTTCAGACATCACCATTTGAACAAGCAGCGTGTGTGGTTGTTGATAGTATTGGTGAATGGGATTGCACATCTATATGGACAGCGAAGTATGTCAAGGGTCATGCGTGTTACAAGAAGGTATGGTCACGCTGGTATCCGCAATCTATCGGATTATGGTACTCTGCGTTGACAAAGTGGGCAGGTTTGCGTCCACTTGATGAAGAATACATCTTTATGGGTATGGCAGCGTATGGTCACCCCGTCAATTTGAATGTGGTTGAGAGGGCACTACGCAGAAATAATCACAAAGGTATCAGACTAGGTAACTATGATAAGTGTGACGTTGCAAAGAGTGCAGAGAGAATATTGCAATTGGAACTAAATGAGATATTTGCTATCGCTAGAAGATATAGTAAGAATATATGCTATGGTGGTGGTGTCGCCTTGAACTGTGTGGTAAACACTGGATTGAGGGAAATGTATAACCTGTGGATCATGCCTTGTCCTGGCGACGCAGGGGGTGCTCTGGGTGCAGCATGTCTTGCCTATGGTGGAAAGGTTGCTTTCAGTCCATACTTGGGATATAATATACAGAAGTTATGTGATCCAAGGAGAGTTGTTGATGCACTCCTCGAAAAAAGAGTCGTGGGGGTTGCAAATGGTCGTGCTGAGTTTGGTCCTCGTGCTCTGGGTAATAGAAGTCTATTGGCAGATCCGAGAGAAGCAAGCACCAAAGACTTAGTAAACGAAATCAAGAAAAGAGATAAGTTTAGACCTTTTGCACCTGCTATACTTGAGGAGCATGCTCAAGATTACTTTGATATGCCTAAACAATCAAGGTACATGTCTTACGTTTATAAATGTAAGCAGCAGAGGGCGATACCTGCCTGTATACACGTCGATGGATCTGCTAGGGTACAAACAGTCCCAGAAGACTCAGAAAGTATTCTAAGACCTATACTGGAGTGTTGGTACGAACGTACTGGATGTCCTGTATTGTTGAATACGTCTCTGAATATCAAAGGTAAACCTATGGTGAATACTATAGGGGATGCAATACAATTTTCACATAAGTATGATGTCACTGTGTTTTAGTGGATGTAGCATCACATGGGGTGATGAACTACAAAATAGGTACATGGAAAGATATAGCACTCTCGTGTCAAAACATTATGACACGAAACATGTAAATCTATCAGCATGTGGTATCAGTAACGATAGCATTGTAAGAAATACAATAAACCACTTACAAAATACGAAATATGATGTAGTGGTAATACAATATACATGTCATCCTAGATTAGAGTATTTCAATGAGCAAACTAATATGATAGAGCATTGGACACCACAGGATGCGAGAAAATCACAAAAACGTAGAAACTACTACGTATCTGTTTACAATGATTTGATGGGTGCTGAAAATATGTGGAAGAATGTATTTTTATTTGACTCATATTGTAAGAGTGTTGGTCAAAAGTATGTCTCTTTGATTGCAGATCACTTTGAACGTATTATTGTCAAACCTCACAAATACTACAATGAACATATTGGATATTGGAGAAGTATGTGTAAAGACTACAATCCTGTATACATTCAAAAACAATTACTGGGGACTGAGATAGAGCATCCAGAACACTACGCACAAGGTAGAAGAGGTGGGCATCCAAGTGCACAAGGTCACATACAAATAGCAAATAAAACTATCGAGTTGATAGACGCTATATAAAGTGTTATAATGATTATGACTGAACTCTAATTATGGCTAAAGGATTTAAGGTGGTGTCTAAATCACCGACTGCGAAAGAAGGTGCTTTTAATATTGAAAAAGCAAAAGAACTCCTCAAAGGTAAAAGTGTTGTTTTTTGTTTACCTGGTAGAGGTGTATCATATATCTTTCTAAAGAATTTCGTATCACTCTGCTTTGAGTTGGTACAGAACGGAGCAAATATACAAATAGCACAAGACTATAGTTCTATGGTGAACTTTGCTAGATGTAAGGTTCTAGGTGCAAATGTGTTACGAGGACCTGATCAATTACCTTGGGATGGCAAACTCAACTATGATTATCAATTATGGATTGATAGTGACATAGTATTCACCAATGAAAGTTTTTATCGTGTTCTTGCAATGGATAAAGATATTGCAGGTGGTTGGTATGCAACAGAGGATGGTAAGACTACTTCATGTGCACATTGGTTAGAAGAGGATGATTTTAAGGAAAATGGTGGTGTCATGAATCATGAGATGGTTGATGGTATTGTCAAGAGACGTAAACCATTTACTGTTGACTATTCTGGATTTGGTTGGTTACTTATCAAGAAGGGTGTATTTGAACATCCAGACATGAAGTATCCTTGGTTTGCACCACAAATGCAGGTGTTTGATTCTGGTGAAGTACAAGATATGTGTGGTGAAGACGTTTCATTCTGTCTTGATGCAATCAAAGCAGGTTATGAAATATGGATAGATCCTCAGTGCAGAGTAGGTCACGAGAAAACTAGAATCATATAGATACTTCCGATGATCAATATAACGAACATGGAATTATATGACATATACATCAAAGGATCGCTAGAGTTCAAGTCAATTACAGAAGAAGAGATGGAGGATAAAATACAAGAACTGGCAGAGGATTATTACAAGGAAGGATTCCCACATCCAGACGAAATAGAGGTCAGATACCTCGGTCATGAAGACGACCCTCAATAGAGGGTCTTTTTTTTGCTCTAAATAATGATAAATATACCCAGACTATAAAGATCTAGTGCCAGCACAGACTTTTTCACAAGGATTTAAAGATATCTCTTTATCTTTTAAAAAACATCCCGTAACGGATGATATTCTTGTGCTGAATAATGAAGACGCTATAAAACGTTCTGTACAGAATCTAGTTCGCATACAAACGGGAGAAGTATTTTTTAATAACTTGTTAGGATCACGTATAAGCGGTTCGTTATTTGAACTTGCTAATAGTGATTATGTTGATCCGATTCAGAAAGAGATTGAAACAAGTATAAAGAATTTTGAACCCAGAGTAAACCTAACAGATGTAAGATTTAAATCTACACCTGACGAAAACTCAATTGATGTAACTATATTTTATGATATTGTTGGACTCAATGCACCCAACCAATCAGTCAATTTCATTCTCGAACCAACTAGATTATAATGGCACTGCAGCAATTTACAAATCTAAACTTTGAAGATATCAAATCTTCTATAAAAGATTATCTCAGAGAAAATTCTAATTTTTCTGATATGGATTTTGAGGGATCTAACCTATCAGTCATAGTAAATTTATTAGCATATAATTCATATACAACAGCGTATAATAGTAATATGATAGTCAATGAAACCTTCATTGACAGTGCAACACTAAGAGAAAACGTTGTCTCTCTTGCAAGAAATATAGGTTACGTGCCTAGGTCTAAGAGAGCAGCAAAAATGCTTGTTGATTATACCATGACAGGTATATCTACGACAACCAATACTGTCACATTTCAACCAGGTATTATTGCAAATGGCACAGTATCAAATGTAAATTACTTATTCTCAATACCAGAAAAAGTTACTGGAGGTGCTTTAGATGGAGAAGCAGTGGGTACCATTGAAATCTTTCAAGGTCAATATCTTGAGTCAAGATTTGTTATAAATGATTCTCAACCCAATCAAAGATTCATCATACCTAATAATGGTGTTGATACGTCTACCATACGAGTAAATGTAAAAGAAAATAATTCAAGCACCACTGCCACTGAGTATAAACTTGTAGATAATATCATAGGTGTTACATCAACATCAAACATATATCTCATACAGGAAACAACGGATGAGAAGTATGAAGTGCTATTTGGAGATGGTATATTCGGTGCAAAATTAGAAAACGGTAATATTATTGATATCTCATATATCAAAACTGAGGGTAAGAATGGTAATGGTGTTGCTAGAGTTTCTTTTGCAGGTATTGTACAGGATGAAGACGGTGCCACTGAAACAAACCTTACAACACGTTTAGCACCACAGTATCCTTCAGAAAATGGTGATAATATAGAGGATTTACGAAGTGTTAGGTACTATGCTCCTAGACTATACTCCTCTCAACACAGGGCAGTCACTGCAAGTGATTATGAAGCAATCATACCATCTGTATATGCCAATATAGAGTCAGTTAGTGCTTTTGGTGGTGAAGAGTTGACACCTCCCAAGTATGGTAGAGTTTATATCGCTGCAAAACCTAAAAATGGTTCTTACTTATCAGAGTTTACTAAAAAACAAATATTAACATCATTGAAAAGTTACTCTGTGGCAGGTATTGTTCCAGAACTCATAGACTTGAAGTTTTTATATGTTGAGATTGATAGTTACGTCTATTACAACTCTAACTTTATAGGTGATCCAGAAAATCTCAAAACTGATATCATTTCTTCATTGAACTCTTTTGCAAGTGGAGTTGAATTGAACAAGTTTGGTGGAAGATTCAAGTATAGTAAAGTATTGTCACTTATTGATAGGGTGGACGATTCTATAACGTCAAATATTACCACTATTAGGATTAGAAGAAATTTAGTCGCTCAAATAAATCAGTTTGCACAATATGAGATATGTTTTGATAATACCTTCCATAGAAATGAATCAAATTATAATATAAAATCCACTGGATTCAACGTATCTGGTGTATCTGGTACAGTTTACTTCTCTGATCAGTATGTGTCTGGTGATACAGGTAATCTTTTCCTATTCCAACTTGACTCTGATACTAATATCAAAATTCTTTCTACCACTTTTGGAACTGTAGATTATAAGAAAGGGGAAGTTATTATTGACACCGTAAATATCACGAGCACTGTATTATCTGACAATATTATTGAAATACAGGCGGTGCCACAATCAAATGATGTATTGGCAAGAAAAGAATTGTACTTACAATTTGATGTGTCTAATAGCAATTTTTACATGAGAGA